GCTCAAGGGGTCTTTATTGGGGGCAGTATTTGGTGGCGGTGCTGCTCTATACGACAACATTACAGAATCAAAGCAAATAGAAGAACAATATCGCGCAGGTGAGCTATCAAAAGAAGCTAGAGACCAAAAACAAAAGGAATCTAACTATCGAAATAGTGGTAAAGCGATAGGTTCTACGGTTGGTGCTGGTCTTGGTGCGCTTACCGGGCCACTATCATTCCTTGCAATCCCTGCACTTAGCTACGCAGGTAATGTTCTTGGTGGAGAACTTGGTGATTATTTTTCAAAGACTCCAATTTCAGAAGCTGCCGAAAAGATGATTAGTGGTAGTTCTGTACAAATGAAGGATGTGAACAAAAAGTCTTCCGAACTTTCAAAAGATAGCAAATCTGCCGTAGATGCTATCAATAAAGTTTCGGAGAAGTTCAATATTCCAAAAGACGAAATGATGGCGACTGCCATGCAAGAATCATCAATGAATCCTAGTGCTATGGCGAAGACCAGTAACGCCACAGGATTATTCCAATTCATTCCTACCACATGGAATAGTTTATTGGCGAAGAACAGGGACATTGCTGCTCAGTATGGTATTGGAGAAGCCATTGTATCAGGCAATGATGATAGACTAGACCCATTTAAGTCTTCGGTGATGTACGCATTACTACGCAGAGACCATATGCAAAGTTTGGGGAAATTTACAACAGGTAGTTCTGATGTAGACTTGTATATTATGCACTTACTTGGAGCATCCCGTGGGAAGGCTGTCATTAGTGCATACATGAACTCCCCAAGCGATTCTATCAAGAAGCACATCAGCGCTACTCAGTATAACGCAAATATCAAAATTGTCGAAAGAAATGGATTAGCTTTAACCGTTTCGGAATTCGTTGTAAACATTGCGGCATTATTGAAGCGCCGTGGCGCAGATGTTCGCAAGAAAATGGAAATGGATGATAGTGGTTCCAGAAGCGACACAGAAGCTGCTACGGACGTTCGTAAGGGGGTAGACACTCAATCGCCATCATCTACCGCTGGAGAGGCTAATAGAGGCTCTGCTGTAGGTATAGACAAGGCCAACGGAGATAAGGTTGTTATCAATAGTGGAATGAGGCCTAGCAAGAATGTCAGTGAACCTTCTAATGAGACTAAGACTGGTAAAACTGGGTCTGTAGGAAAGAATAGCAAAGTAGATGCAGTCGAATCTGCCAGTACACAAAATACACCCATTCACAAACGACTCAATGAGGAAAGATTGGCCCAAACTGCTGCGGTGAATGGTGACGACCGTACAAGTAGTCAGCCCATCATTATCAACAACCAACAACCAGCACCAGTACAACAATCTGGAACGAACGTGGTACCGGAAAAATCTGCAATACTATCCACAAGAAATAATGATAGCTATTACAGTGCTATGAAAGCCATTGAGATGACTAGACTATCATAGAAAAGGGGCCGAAGCCCCTTTTGTTAGTCCATCAAACTTTTCAGAAACGCAATATCTTCATCTTCGTCTACAGCCGGTGCTGGTTTCGCAACGGGTTTTGCTACGGGCTTAGGTGCCTTTGGTGTGACGACTTCTTCTAGTTCAGGAACATCATCGAACGTTTCGGTTGGTTTAGCAACTTGTTTTGGTGTCTCTTCCATAGGAGCAGACCAACCTTCTACAGTCGGGATGCCAGAACCAACAGACAACCCCAGAACTTCCACAAGGCGTTTCTTCAATTCGTCATCTGACTTGAATTTGTCTTCGGAAATGAATTCCTTGATACTGTAGCACTGTTTCCACATGGCTTCAATTTGGTCATCATCACCAAGTTCACTAGGAGACTTGAATGTAGACTTCTCATACGAAGGTACGAGAATTTGTTTACCATTAGAACCCGGAATGGTTTTCCCGTACATCTTGATAACAAAATCTGCACCCTCCCAAGGGTTGAATACATCAATTGGGTCCGCTTGGTCTAGGCTATCTTCTGGAGGGAACATAGCGTTTTCCCAAAGTTCCGCAATCTGTGCGCCATACTCGAACAAGAAAATCTTACCATTGTTTTCTGGGAAAGCCGGGTCATTCTTGACCAAGATGTTTGTATAGTATTTCACTTTACGCTTCATTGGCTTTTGAATGAGTCGGTCGGATTCAATTCCAGAATTGTACAAACGATAGCCCAATGAAGACATACAATCGCGCTTGCCGATAGTGCTCAAAGAGTTTTCGATATACCACTTCCCATTTCCGCCTTGGAAAGCGTGAGAATATACTTTAACGAAGTGATCGACTTCACCATTAGGAGCAGGCATTGGACGAATGATTGCCCCACCAGTTCCCTTTTCTTTATCGAAGGTTGGTTTCCAAAAACGGCTATCTGCTGCTGGTTTGGTTGATTTGCTTGCTTCGGCAGATTGCTTCAGACGTTGCAAGTTGCCGGACATATTTTTGCGTAGTGCTTCTAGTGACATATAAATTCCTTAATTAAAACAGTGTTGTAATGTTGATACCAGTGTAGTTTGATTAGTGCAATGTGTAATGTATTTCCCGTAGTTTACGTTACTCCCCCTTATAATGTTCCAGATGTATGATTGAGAAGATTTCAGTAAGATTTCATCAAGGTCGGTTCCTATCAAAAGTGTACTAAAAAGTTCCCTAGAAATTTTTTCATTTGTTAGATGACTTAGGACTTTATCCGAGAATAATTCCTTAGTCCCAATTGTATCACAAAGTTCTTGAAGTTCGTCTTGAATGAACTTCGGTGAGCTATTAAACTTTTTCAGGCCAATGTAATGGTCATCTTTGTAGTCATATACCCACCCAACACCCCTAACTAGATTTGCTGCAAAGTAGGTCACCAACCGCTTTTCAGTTTGCTTAGATTTTACCACATTCCTGAAAGCAATTTTTACATTGTCTCCGAGAGCGTCATATTGCTTTACAAACCTAGCTGGTTGGACTCCATACTTATCTATACAAAACTTTCCAAAAAGTGAATTCTTTACCGATTGATGTATTGCATATGCCTGTGCATCTGTGCAAAACTTATCATCTCGAAAGTTCATGTTAGTCCAATTTAATTAACCCATCATTCTTCAATGTCTTGCGCCGGATTCCCTCTTCTCGCATCCGAGATACTAAGTACGGAGAAATCATTGTTGCACAATCTTCAATATCCATTCCAATGGTATTGCAATGGTCGATAATTGCATCTAACCAAGTTTCGGCATATAGTTCAAAGTTCTCTATGACCGCAAGTTGAAACTCTTTCATTTGGTCTTCTACAAGGGATTTTATTTCTTCGCGGCTCATACGTTAATAGTTGATTTATAGGTTGGGGTTGAGTTTTTACGGCTTAGGTTTTCTAGTAAATTCTTCCAATCCCCGGATGGTTTTTGAACATCATTAAATTGATGCCCCCCAATTCCGGGGGTGCGAATTACCCCTAGTTGACCACAAGCTGTACATGGTTGTGTGGTTGGCGCGTCGCGGTCTGCCATCTTTACAATGGCTTCGTATTCGTTTGCACACTTATCACACTTGTATGAATAGGTTGGCATCAAAAATTCCTGATTATTCTTGTTACTAACCTAGTTATACGTTTCCCAACCCACTCGCTTTTAAATCAAATGCATCAATCAATAATTGTGCAGTTACACCATGAAAGCCAACAATTTCTTTGTCTTTCAAGCCAACCAAAAGCTGCGCATCGTCGGTGTACAAACTTTCTAGAGTTTGAATGAAAAAGTGCTCTCGCTTAATAGTAGATTCAATGTAGCTTGGGCAACCCTTTACAAAGTATTTTGCACGGTCTAGGCCACCTTGTAAGAGCAATGGTACGTTAGAGTAGTCTTCAGTCTTATTCGTCTGGAAAGGTACATCTCCTGAAGGTAAGTCGATTTTAACCATGTCATTGGTTAGCCACTCCATGACTTTTTGTACCACGAGTTTGGTATCACTGTTTTTAGAGTGATATTTCTTCAGCAATGCAATACGGTCTGCACGAGTTTTGCGCTTGCCGCATTCTCGCAATAGCTCGGTGAAATAAACTTTTTGGTTTGGGTTGCCTAGACGGTCTTCTACTGGGGTTTGTGCCATAATAATTACCTTTCAAAAATTTTGTAGTTCTTCAAACAAAGCCTTCATCTTGTTCTTGATGAAATATCCCTGTAGTTTTAGCTTGGATGCCGGTTTAGTGGTTTCAAATGCATTTATGATTTCAACTTCTAGTTCCTTCGGAACGCAGTTCATCAAATCCATTAAAGTCTGATTTCGCAAGAACTTTTCTGCACTCAATTCTTCATGTAAATCTCCATTATTATTTACATAGTATTCGGTCCATCGCTCAATGCGACCCTTTGTGATGGGACTTTGACGAATTCCATTTGCAATATCGGCGTCTTCGCTAAGAATGTTAGGAACACAATCCCCTGCATCACCTTTCAAGATTTTCTCAAATAGGTATTGATCTGGGTTAGATTCTACAACAAACTTTCCAGAGGCCGCCGAATATTGGTCTAACTTAGGAATAACCTGCAATTGCCGAAAATCATTATCAGAGGATATAATCATGATAGGAGTGCTGTTCAATGCAAGCCCATCTTTGTAACCAGACACATGACGACAAACTACAGCAATAATATCATCGGCTTCGCACTTGTCAATCTTCAGTAGTTTGTATGGGAAGTATTCCTCAATATCAGCTTGAATAGCTGCGATAGCTTCTAATACCAATTCCCATGAAAACGGCATAGCCTTGCGGGTTTCTGCTCGTTTAATTTTATAATATGGGAAGTAAGACTTGCGCCATGTGTTTGGTGTATCACACGCAATGACAACTTCTCCATATTCAGAAAACTTCTTCTTTAGGTTTAATAACTCTCGGAAGAAGTAGTTCTTGACTGCTTGTAAATCAACATCCGCACCAAGTTCTTTTGATGCGGTTGCTACCTGTGCAATCAAGACTCCATTGAAGTCTACAATAATCATTCTTGGTCAACCGTGAAGTCTTTTCCAGACATTACCTTTTCATAGATAGTCTGAAAGTCTTCCGCCTCTTTCACATCATCTTGGAATGAGGATTTGTAGTAAGTCTTAACCATCTTGTTGAAAATTTTCGGAGGGATTGCAATTTTCTCTTTCAAGTCTGCGGCAATTTCTTTGCGCAAAGATTTCTCTGCAACTTCTCGTGCGAAGCTATTAGAACCTTCTTCGATTGCATCTTGCAAAGTTTTCAAATCGGCAGGTGATGTTGGTAGGATAAATTCAGTTGTCATAATATTTTCTTTCAGTAAGGGATTCGGTGGTCGTTCATTGCTTCTGCATATCCGGCCTCAAAGCCTTCATCGTGTCCTTCGGATTTTCCATCTTTAAAGCCTTCATCGTAGCCTTCTGATTTTCCATCGTCGTAGCCACGATCATATCCGTCAGATTCGCATGCTTCATAGCCATTGTCGTGTATCTCTGTGTGTTCTTCGTACTTCAAATCCGAAAAGTGCTCTCGACATATTTCAATAATTTGCAACGTAGGTTGGTCATCATTGATGTATGCGGTTCGTTCAAGTTCATCAAATGTCATTATGAAATCTTTCGTGATTTTACTTCTGCTTCCAAATCTGCAAGCATAGCTTTTTGTTCATCAGTATAGTACCGATGTGGGGCTGTGAGAACTTTTCCAAGTTCTGCTAATCGCGCAAGGGACATGCTCTTTAGCTTTTCTTTTCGGTGGTTTACTTTAATTTCATCCATAATATCCTTTAAGGTTGTTGAGCCTCAATTATAACACACTTTATGATCTCCATTTTCCGTTAATAATGTTAATCATCTGGCGCTTCCCATTCTTGTGCAAAATGCAATGGGTATGCATCCATGATGACGGACCTTTATTGTACTCTAGTTTTAGCTTAGATGATGTACCAACTTGGAACAATCCTGCTATGATCTTAGGAGCATGAGAATGACCCACAATTAGCTTTTCACCAATCTTAGAAAGGTTTTGTGCAGACCCCCTCGCTCCGTTTGGACCCCTATCACCATGTTCTGATAAAAGTACGCCATGTAGGGTAAAGCCTTCTGGACACGGCTTGCATACATTTTCCTCTAGATGTTCTGTGATGTATGAAATTACTGCTGGGATGGATTTCCCCGACTCCATGTTCTCTAGGCGGTCGTACATTAACTTATGGTACAGTTTTGCATTGACCAAATCTTTCTTTGGGTCCGCCACGTTTAGCCATTTGTCTAGGTGGCTTTCATGGTTACCATAAACTAATAAAGAGGTTGCAAATGGTGGGGTTGTCCTCTGGATGTACTCGACCATATCATCAAGTTCGTGCTGCAAATTCCCAAACTTTGATTCCACAATGTGCTTCTTATATTGTGTGAAGAAGTCATTGGCGTGATGGTGTGAAATAGAATATCCATCGAACACATCCCCACGGATGATGTTCTTTGGCTTTAGAACATCAACAATACCATTATACCCATACGTGGCTTTTTCTACAGTTTCATCACGGAATAGAGAATGCTCGTCACCAGTCACAATGGCATCAATATGATTGTCATAAGTTACACCATCTTCGTCCCAATGTTCACCGAGGTCATAGAATGACCCATTCTGCGCTGCACAAAGTTGTCTAATGTGAAAGTCGTCTTCTGCATCAATTTCGATTACTATTGCAGACCAGCAATGATGGAAACTTGCACGGTATCCTGCTTTGCTTGCTGAGTAGTTATTCTTCATAGAAACACTGCCAGTGCTATGCATGATTACAGGAGCTTTCCATTCATTGACTGGTAAAGTCAACATCTGCATCACAGGGTGCCCCACAATGGTCGTAATCCCTTCTGTAAGGCCATCAATTCCTGTCAGTGGG